TGTGAAGTATCCTAACGGTACTAAGTATACTACGCCATCGGAAAACAATCCTGAACGTGAATTAGCAGTCATGACAATTGCAGACCGGTCACCTAATACAAGTAGATATGCTCAAATAACACAATTACAGTTCTACAAAAAGTATGAACCGATTTTACATTATCCTACTATAACTGCTAAAAACAAAGAATCAGGATTTCTTGATAGAGCATTTGCACAGAAAATAAATGAACCTGATCAGATTATCGAGATAACCGTGCCAGAAGCGTTTAAAGCATCGCCTGGCAATGAGCCTAGTATTGATACTAATCGATATCGTGTAGGTGTATTGCAATGGGCAATTGCAGGAAGTAGTAAATCGATTAGAGATCGCAATACAGCTGCAATATCTACGTTAGAACGTACAATGCCAGGTATCAAACAATTCTTAAATGATTTGGACGAATTTAGTAATTCGGTTGTCAATTTAACTTGATTCTCTTATATTTAAGAGATGATCATCGAATCAGATTCAGATCTTAAGTATGTACAAGAGTCCTTAGAACGAGGCGATAGCTTCTGGATTCCAATGTATTCGGACGTATACAAGCATTATACTAACAATGATCTTAGCTTTGTTTACATCTATTCAATAGCCGATGATCAGGATTATCTGATTCCGTTACGGCATATGGATTGCTTATGCCTACAAAGAGAACGTATACAAGAACTTGCAAGTCCACATAGTATCTTTGTATTAGCAAAGAAACGATTCATGCATTTCTATAGTAAAACGTGTTATGATGCAGATCTCATGGCATGGTGGCGGACTTTGAAAATGTTACCATACGATGATGTGAATACAGCTGCACATGATACTTGGAACAAGTGGTGGCATGCCGAGCCTAATACAAATGATTGGCTACCTGTAACTAAACATTATGAGCGTTGTATAACAATGCGTAAGTTGTTTATGGAGCAGTACAATACATTTACATTGACCGAAGAGTTCAAACGATATGATTCGTACATCATTGACAACTTCTATGCTGTAGAACAATCTGGATTGAGAGTAGACTATACTAAGTTCACAGGACATTTCAAGACGAATGGTCTAAAAGATAGTATGGCTAAGACAGAATACAATCCATATACGAGTACAGGCCGACCTAGTAACAAGTTCGGCGGAGTTAATTATGCTGCGCTCAATAAAGAAGATGGATGTAGGACTGCATTTGTAAGTAGATTTGAACGAGGTATGTTGTTGGAGTTTGACTATGATGCATATCACGTACGGCTGATTGCAGAGTTGATAGGATATGATTTGCCCGACGGATCTGTTCATGAATACTTTGGTAGACAGTATTTCGGTAAGGACGAATTATCAGATGAAGAATATGCTCAAAGTAAACAGATTACGTTTAGATTGTTATATGGGGGCATCGATTCAGACTTTGCAAAAGTTCCATTCTTTGGTAAGGTGCAATCATATGTAGGTAGTCTTTGGCGAGGATTTAAACAAGATGGTTACATAACAACACCATACTTCAAACGGCGAATGCCCGGCGAACATATGTGGGAGATGAATCCTAACAAATTGTTTAACTATCTTTTGCAAGCAACTGAAACAGAACATAACTTGCTAGTTGTAAATGATGTTAATGAACTGCTTCAAGAGTATAACAGTAAGTTAATTCTGTATACGTACGACTCATTGCTATTCGATTTCGATTTATCAGATGGTAAAGATGTCATGCAACGTATAAAATCAACAATGACAAGGAACGGCAAGTATCCTATCAAGGTGAAAGCTGGCACAAACTATCATGTTATGCAAGACATGACTTCCAAGCTTTGTTGATATTTATTTAAAAATAATCTTGGAATGAATTACGATCGTATAGTAAAAGAATGGTTTTATCGACTACCTAAAGGTTACGCCGAAGCTCCATACTCTGAAACCGAACTGAAAGTATTGGATGAAGTGTTGATAGAGCATAATATTTCTTTGAAAGAAGAAGATGATATAGACGAATCATATTCGCCAGAAGATTTTACTTTACCAGATTCATTTACACAAAAAATTACGAACGGATTGGATGGCCAGGAGCCTAAACAAGCAGAATTTGAAGCGTTTTTAGCTAGTATGCCAGGCGGGCAAACAAACATAATTCTGCAAAACTTTTTCGATAGAATGACGCCGTCTGAGGAGAACGACTTTATAAAACTATTATATAGTAAGAATCGTGTTGAAGATATTAGTAAGAAAGACTATTCATCTGGCCTCGGCGCTAAGTTGTATGATTTAGAACCAAAGGGTGTTGGTAGAGGTGAAATATTTTTAGCAGCTTTAATACGAGGAGCTAAAGTATCGGGCGGCGGTGAAAGTTTTGACTTGACAGTCGGCGCAGATCGATATGAGGTTAAAGACTATCGTACCGGCGATTCGAAGGCTATTAGACTCGGCACGAAAGGAAATGTTGTTAGATATCCGTTTTGGAATCAATTATTGACTACTGTTGAATTGATGGAAGAATTGGATGATTCCGGTTTGATAAAAACATTAGATAGCCCCGGCATAACAGAATTTGCTGAATATCTTAAATCAGCAAAAAAAGGTCGTAGTCGTTATGAAATGATACCTACTGGCGAGTTCAATAAGACGGATCTTCAAGAATTTACAAAAGGCTATCAAGCATTAGGCGAATATGCACAACACGATGCTAAAGGATATACTATGGTAGTACTTAGGGGACCGAACGTTAAACCTAAGGCATTTAACATAGAAGAACTACCAGCAAATGTAAAAGATAAGTTTAGTATTGTCACAAAAGGCGATGCGGGGTTAGAAAATTTAGTTACTCGATTACGTAAAATAGCATATATACGAAATCCAAAAGCATTGGAAGTGGATATCGATGCTGCAGTAAAAAAGGCTATTGGGACAGAAATTCCTTACATAGTATTCAGAAAGAGCGGAATAAAGATTACTAACGATTTTGATTTACATTCTATCAGTCAAGGCGGGATTAGAATTTTGGAGAGATGATAGATCATGAGAACACAATTATTATGCACATTTGCACATAGAAAAGATTTAGACTTGATAGTCGATTATATATCAAACGCTTATACAGTATCAGAGCGTCGTATGTTTGTGTTCTCTGATCGAGACAACCCATCCGATCTTTATGTTACATACAATGTTCAGCCGGCAGATTATCGTAAGACTCCGAACACTATAATGATACATCGCAAGAAAGAGACAAATACATTGTATTCAGTAAATGCATTGAATGCTGTTATAAAAGAATGTAACAATGGAATCTTAGATAAAACATTTGTGATTCCTTGGAATAACTATCGTAATTCTCTTATATTAGCAGATGGCGATGATGTACGTCATATTCATTTAGAAATGGTTCGGCGAATTAATTTGTGAGCATATTTATACAAAAGGAATATCTATGGCATCAATGAATGTAAAATTAGATACAAATAAAGTACAAACACTTTATCAAGCTATCGATTCTTATATCGATGCCGCGGCACGAGAAGGAAACCAAGATACATTGTCTGGATTATATGACATGTTTAAGGATAATGATTACGCGGACGAAATCGAATCTATGCTGGAATCTAAACATGCGAATAAGCCACTATTGAAGGAATTCAAAAGAATTGGTGGATCTAAATAAGATATCCGAATGAAATTAACAAAAATATTAGAAGCATCATTTACAGATACTATGAATGATGCGCAAAAAGAACTTTATCGTGCAGGTATCGAATGGGTCGATACTAATGACGTTATAAAGAACTCGGCCTATAAAGATATGATGGATTACCTGAAAACATTATCAAACAACCCGACTGATCTTAGAAAGGTTGGTAGAGCTGTCGGATGGGCAATCACATATCAACAGGAAATGGAACGTTGATAATCATCTTCATTTCGAACTAACAAATAACAATTGACAACTTTTTTAACATTTCTCTTTGACGTAAGAGAGATCATACTTATATTAAGAAATAATTATTAACCATTACAAAATAGGAGTAAACAATGGCAATTGATTTAGATGCTATTAAAGCAAAACTTAACAAGTTACAGACGACTACGACTCGTCAAAACAATCTTTGGAAGCCAGAGCCTGGCAAGCAAATTATTAGAATCGTTCCTTATCAGTTCGATCGTGCAAATCCATTTCAAGAACTTTATTTCCATTATGACCTTGGCAAGAAGAATTACTTGTCGCCAGTTACTTATGGCAAGGCTGACCCTGTAGTAGAATTTGCAGAGAAGCTTAAGTCATCTGGTAACTCCGATGAGTGGAAGCTTGGTAAGAAGCTTGAGCCTAAGATGCGGTGCTATGTGCCCGTTATCGTGAGAGGACAAGAATCAGAAGGTGTAAAGTTTTGGGGCTTTGGTAAGACGGTCTATACTGAATTGCTCGGTTTTATCGCAGATCCTGATTACGGTGATATTACAGATCCAATGAATGGACGTGATATTGTTGTTGAATTCACGCCTAGTGAAGGAGCTGGTTCATATCCAAAGACTGCAATTCGCGTTAAGCCTAATACAACTCCTCTCACCGAGGATAAGAATATTGCAGACCGCGTTGCTAATAATCAACCAGACCTTAAGGTTATTTTTAAGGAGCCTTCATATGATGACTTGAAAGAGGCATTGGAGAATTGGTTGAATCCTAGCGAAGAAGAGAATACGGCATCATCGACGCCGGCAGCTCCTAAGCAGGAAACGGCAGCGCCTGTTGCAAATACAGTTGATGATGTAGGTGCAGCGTTTGACGAATTGTTTAACGACTAATAAAAAAGGTTACAAATGGCTAAGTCTAAAAGCGAACTCTCCGATGAGTTAGCATCATCGTTAGCAGATGATATCAACAAGAAATTTAAGAACACCGGTTACAAGACTGCATTTTTCCTCGAAGGAGAAACTATATCTCCATCCGATGTTCGAGGTTGGGTGAAGACTGGTTCATCGATGCTTGACCTAGCAATTTCTAATCGACCCGATGGAGGACTTCCTGTAGGACGTATAACAGAGATTACAGGATTGGAAGCATCTGGTAAGTCCTTATTGGCAGCACATGCTCTTGCAAATACACAGCAACAAGGAGGCTTGGCAGTGTATATTGATACAGAGAATGCTGTTAGTAGAGATTTCCTAGAAGCTATTGGTCTTGATTTGCAAAAGATGCTTTATATTCCGCTTGAAACGGTAGAAGATATCTTTGAAGCAATCGAGAGCATTACAGAATCAGTACGTAAATCAAACAAAGATCGTTTGGTCACAATCGTAGTAGACTCAGTGATGGGTGCATCTACTAAGATTGAAATGGCAAAGGAATTTGATAAGGATGGATATGCAACTTCCAAAGCTATTATTCTTTCGAAAGGTATGCGTAAGCTTACTAATATGATTGGACGAGAAAGAATTTGTTTGTTATTTACAAATCAATTAAGAACAAGATTGGGTGTGGCATTTGGTGATCCGTATACAACTTCAGGCGGTAAAGCAATTCCATTCCATGCTTCGGTTCGGTTACGTTTAAAATCAGTTGGGCAAATTAAAATGAAGAAGGATGGCGTTGACCAAGTCATTGGCATCAAGACTCGTGCTCAGGTGGTTAAAAATAGAATGGGTCCCCCATTGAAGACAATCGATTATGATATCTATTTTGAATCTGGTATCGATGATTACGGTGGATGGCTCAACATTATGAAGAATTATAAGATCGTATCTCAGGCAGGTGCATGGTATACATATACAGCTGCTAATGGTAAAGATATTAAGTTCCAAAGTAAAGACTTCCAAAAGAAACTTGAGGAAGATCCTGCATTGGAGCAAGAGATCTATCAAAAGATTTGCGATTCATATATTCTTCAATATAAGCCAGGCGAGGATATTGGAATTGACGATGTCGAGATTGACGAAGAATTTGTTTCAGAAGAGGGATGAAGTCGAGATATCTAGACATATTGCGCGAAGTTGAACAGGAACATCAACAAGGTCAGGGTTCGAGTAAAAACAGCCATCTACTCGTTATAGACGGTTTGAATACCTTTATACGAGTTTTCTCAGCAGTCCCTGCCCTAAATGACGACGGTGATCATATTGGCGGGGTAACGGGCTTTCTTAGGTCCGTTGCCGCCGTCGTCAGACAAGTTAAACCTACGCGTTGTGTGATTGTGTTTGATGGTAAAGGGGGTTCGGTACGTCGTAAGAAATTGTTTCCAGAGTATAAAGCGAATCGAGCTAATAAGACATCTTTCAATCGTTACAAAGAGTTTGCTTCATTACAAGATGAGCAAGAGTCGATGAAACGACAATATGGAAGAATGATTCAATACTTACAGTGCCTCCCCATTACTGTCTTAGCAATTGATCAGGTAGAGGCTGATGACATTATTGCATATATCTCAAATGAGATCTATACAAAGGATAATGAACGCGTGACAATTTGTTCGACGGATAGAGACTTCTTGCAACTGGTAAACAATCGTATTTCAGTTTGGAGTCCTATCAAAAAGAAAATGTACACGCCCGAATTGATGAAAGAAGAATTTGGATTTAGTCCTGAAAATTATCTTATGTATCGTGCATTCATTGGCGATAAGTCAGATAACATACCTGGATTGAATGGCGTGGGAGCTAAAAGTTTGATCAAGCATTTTCCTATGTTTACGGATGATAGGGAAGTATCAATAGATGAATTGATTGAACATGCAGAGACTGTAGAAAAGCAGTATAAAGTACATGAACGAGTAGCAGATGGCCGAGTGATATTAGAGCGGAACTATGCGTTAATGCAACTCAAAGAAGTCGATATATCAGGCAATGCTAAACTGTTAGCACTAGATCAAGTTC